CCTTTTGTAAAAATACCATCTGGATCACTACTTCTATATTGCCCTCTCAATACATCTCGCAAAGTTTCTATTGTTTTAATATCTTCCTTTTCTTGTTTATTTAATTTTTGTAATTCTTTTTCAGTTTTTGCTTTTTTTCTTAATTCTGTGTATTCTTCGTTTATTTCTCTTATTTGTGTTTCTAAATTTACATCTCCAAATCTTCTTTTAATTTCTACATCTGTTGCTAATGTTCTTGTGTAAGATTTAGCTATTTTAGTAATATCAGTATCAAGAAAAGGTCTTAACTCCTCATCTGTTACAAATGTTAATACTCTTTCTTTTGCTGGTCCTCTAACTCCAATAGCTATATCATAAGGCATACTCGCACCCCCTTTTCTTTCTACTCCCCTTATTTTATCATAAACACTATTTACAATATCATCTATAAATTCCTCCCCTGCAAAACCTGATTTAACATCTTGTAAACCTTTTTCAATTACTGATCTAAAATTTTGTAATCTTGCCAATTCTTCTGGGTCAGTTGCTTTTGCAATTTGTGAGTCAATATCTTTTAGTTTTGTATCGTCAATTTGTTTACCAAATAAAATTTGATTTTTACTTTTTTGATCTTCAAATAACTTTTCTAACCTTTGTTTTTTTTGTTTTAATAAATTTAATTCTTTTTTTGTTAAACTTTTTATAACTTGCTTATCTTGATTATTTAATTTTCCTATTTTTTGTCTTTGTAAAACCTCCTCTATATCTAAACCTTTTAGGTCTAGTTCTTTAAAAAACTGATTAGCAAATTCTACTTCATCTAATTTTGCCCTTTCTGCCTCGCTAAATCTAAAATTACCTGTCAACTCATCATCAATAGCTTCTAATAAATCTCTTATTTCTGGTCTTTCAGTATATTCTGGAAAATATCCACCTTCCCAAGCTCTATTTGCTACTGTGTCAAAATCTACATCAATATTATTATCTTTAAATTTTGTAGTTCTATCTTTTTTTAATAAAAAAGGATGGCTTTTATTAGTAATACCCATACTTGCAAGCTCTCCTCTATCATCGTAAATACCTCCATTTTCTCTTATAAACTGCAACAAAGGTTTTGGTTTTGTGTTTCTTACTATTTTTTTAGCTTCCTTATATCTTTTTATTACATCTTCTAATTCTGCACCTAATCTTTCTGGCTCTACTACTGTAAATTTGCTTTCTATCTCTGCAACTCTTGTGTTTATTTCTCCTACTTGACTAATAATAGCTTCTTCTTTTTTTCTAAGTTTACCTTGTAACTGTGGGATTAATCTTTCTTTTGCACCTTTTCTGATCAGATTTTTAAAATCCTTTTCTTGTGAGATAATTTTTTCTGTGTTGTATTTTCTCATTAAATAAGAGGTTGCGGTGTCAACCTTGACATCACGAGGTAATAAACCTTGCTCAATAGCTTCTTCTTTTAATGGGTCAAAAACTTCTTTTCTAAAAAGTTTTGCTGTCGCTTCTACTTCTGGAATATTTGATTTGTCGCCCCTGATCATCGCTAGAGACACTTCGTCATAAAACTTATCTATACCTATATTAAAAAATCTCTTTCCCCCACTTACTCCTTTTTGTTTTGCTAGCTGTTTATAATTATTTATTGCACCCTCGATTGCTGTTCCTAACCCTGCATCATATTTTTTTATTGCTATTTCTGCTGAAGCATCCGTTCTTATGCCCTCTTCGTTTTTTGTTAAAAATACATTGTTTCTAACTAACTTAGGTAATGTTTTTCTTGCTTTTAAAGATGGAGAATTTTCAAATGTTCTCAATACTGGATTTATAAAAGCTGTTGATTTAACTAATCCTTTTGTTCCTACACCTCCTGCAATAGTTTCTTGCTCTAAAGTGGTTTCTCTTTCCTGCATAGTTAAAGGTACAAAATCATCATCTGACTTTTGCAAGTCTTTTTCTAGTCTCTGACTTAATTCTTCAAATTCTGTTTTAGAAAACTTTCCTGCCAATCCACCTACAAGACCACCTAATACAACACCACCAGCAACATTAATAACTGATTCCTCCATTGTTCTAGTTTCTTGTTGTGATTGCAATATTGTTTCGGTTGCCGCTTCACTTATAGCTCCAATTTCTGCACCTCTAATTGCTCCTTTTAATGTTTTACCAGTTTTAAATGTTTTATAAGCTGTACCACCAATAGGAATTAAATTGATAGGATCTAATACCCCTCCTGCTATTGCTCCAACAGTGCCCCATACTGGATCGTTATTTTCTCGTAATTCTAATTCTCTATCTATTTTGGTGGATATATTATTAAATTGTGCATCATTATAAACTTTACCTATAAAGCTATCTGCGTATGGCTCATATTTAGTTCCTATTATTTTGCCCCCTATATCATAATTTATATCTTCTTCTTGATCTTCTATGTTATTTGATAAGGCATTATTTAATGTTGAGGTAATAGTATTTTGTAAAACAAATTCATCTTTAAAAGATTGCAAAGCACCCTTTTTAGGCTTTTCTTGTTTTATAGGCTGATTAATTATCTTTGGTTTTTTCTGTTGTTGTTGCTGTAAGAATTCAATATCTTTAAAATAACTCATCTATATTGTATGTGTAATTTTTGAAGTCTTTTTCTATTCTCTTCTCTTTGTTTTTTATTAGCTCTATCTTGTTTTATAAATTCTTTCTTACTCAATTCATTTAAAGATTCTCTTGTTTCTTTTGGCACTTCTTTGTATCTTTCTGTTTTTGTAATATCAGGAGTCCAAACTACTGGATTATTGCTTTCATCTCTAATATTATCTATTTTACCAAATTCATCTTCTATAAGTAAATTATAATTAGGCTTATTTGTGTTCAAGCTATCTGGTATTATAACCGCTCTAATATTATCTTTTATTACTGATTTATCTGATAAATATTTTCCTGCAAGATTTCTTGCTTGTTGCCTTAGCTCTTTACTTGTCATATTGGGATATTCTGCTTCTGGTGCAAATTTCTGGTATCTTTCGCCTCCTATATTTGTAATAGCCCATCTTGATTTTACTTTTTCTGTTGCAAGCTCTATTGCATCATCTATATCTGAACCATTATTAATATAATAATCTTTTGCTATTGTTAAAACATCAAAGGACATTTCTTTTGGTGTTTCTGCTTCAAAAAATATTCCTGACTTATCTTTTATTTCATCAGTTATATCATTTATTGTTTCAATAAATTTTTTCCCCTTTTTTGAATAATCTAACTCAAATTCTTGCTGTCTTATTATCTTATTTTTGTCTTTGTTTTTATTTATTTCATCTTCTGCAAATTTAACAACTTCCTCACTACTTAAACCTACATTTATCCTACTTTCAATAGCTTGTGCAAGTGCTTTAGTTTTATCATCAAATTGACGGTCTAAGGTTGGATTTTCTCTAATTAAATTTATTATTTCGTTTGCTGATTCAATTTTTCTATCTGGATTACCTACAAATAACATTGAATTTAAACCTTTTTTATATACATCTGGCACTATGCCAGTATTTACAGAAATATCTCTTGCTAAACCTTCTGGATCATCTGTTAATTCTCTGTATTTTTCAAAGCCTTTATTTATTACTTTTCTATCATTTTTATCTGTCGAATCAAGAAATAGATTTCCTTGTGTGGCATTTATAAAGGTTGCTTCTTGCAAGGCTTCCTGCTCTCTTTCTTTTCTTATAGTTTTAAAATCTTTTTCTAGCCTTTCAATGTCTTTCATATCCACTATACCAGCATTTAAGGCTGTGGCTTGTAGGGTTTGTAATTCATTAGCTATACTTGCTAATTCTTCTGGTGATTGTGTATTTTCAAAATCATTTCTTAAATCTGATACAGAACCGTAAAATTGATTTTCTCCGTAAGTTTTTCTTTTTCTGGATAAATCTTTATCAACATTAAATTCTAAATCTACTAAACTTGATTGGCTTTCTCTTTCTATTAATGCTTGAACCTGCTTATTATCTCCGAATTGTTGTTTTAATTCATCGGTAAACAGTTTTCTTCTATCTAATATATCTTGCTTGCTCTTAGTAATTACATCTTGATTTGCTCCTGCTTCACTTAAAGCGATCTTTTCTTGATTGTCAAATCGTCTTAGTTCGTTTTTATATTGTAAAACTTGACTTGCATTAAACGCTTCTTGATCTCGCTGTTCTTGGATCATAGCTTGTTGTCCTATTCCTGCTATTGCTGAACCTAATTGAGTAATACCTTGAGCAATAAACCGCTCACCTGTATCTACTGGTTGTCTGACCGTTGGCGTTACCTGTTGTGGTCTCGCTTGTACTCCTGGACTTGTTGGAATTTTTACCATTATCTACCTCCTTTAAAAGCACCCACTTTTGATGCCCCTTGTAAACCTGTGCCAACCGCACTAAATATTGATCCTATCAAAGCATTTCTTCCTGCTCTTCTAGTATCTTTAGCTTGTTGCCCTAATTGACCAGCTCCAAATTCTAATGCTCTTGCCCTACTCTCTGCAAGCGTTCTTATATTCTCAATAGTCTCTTCTTTATCTCTTAAACTTTCATCTAATATATCTAATGGTGAACCCTCTAATCTTACACCACTTGCTGCAAAGGATAGTCTTTGGCGACCCATTAATTTATCAAAAGCTCTACCTTGTTGTAATGCGTCAAACTCCCCTAATTCTCTTTCTAGTTGTGCCTGCTCTCTTTGGAAAGCCGCTTGTTGTTGTAAGGCTCTAGCTTGGCGTTTAGATTGTTTTTTAGCTTGTATGCCTCCAAATATCTGTCCGCTTCCTGCAATTGCCGTTCCTGCTATTACTGCGCCTGTTGCCATATTAAAAGAATTTTACATACATATATTCATCTTTCTTATCAAATGTTATTTTTTCTAACACTGATTCACGATGAAAACCTAGTTTTTCAATCCAATTTACAAAATCATCTGTAATTGTTGTTTGCATTCTATGAATATTCATTTTCTTAGAATATTCATTTAATAACTTGTTAATCTCAATATAAAAGCTTTTAGCGTATTTATCAACATAAATACTAGGAACTACCCAACAATGCCCTACTCCTTCTCTAACCCATTTTATACCGCAAGCAAATATTATTCTATCATCCACTATGTAAGTTTTAGCTTCGTCACAGTCTAAAGGATAAACTTCTTCTTTTAGAATATCTAAACTAGGATAATCTATTTTAGTATTTATTAAATCTATATGATCTGTTCTAAAGTCTTTACTTATCATAATCCTCCTAAAGTTCTTCTAAAAATATTATCATTTACATTCCCACCTGCAAAGATAGTCCGTTTTCTTTCTCTTACTCTTCTTTTTTGTCCTGCTTCTTTTATATTTACCTGCCCTTCTAAAGCATTTATAAATTTTTGATTATAATCTTCAGTTAATCCAGCTCCACCTTTTGCCATTTCTATTCCTAATTGCTTAGCCTTCTCCTTACCTAATCTATCTGTTAAGCCCTTTTGCTTAGCTTGTTCTGACGCTGTCGGCTTTCTAGCTATTAATCCTTCATTTCCTAAATTTCTAAGTCCTGCTATTGCGTTTGTTTGTCCCATAATTATTTATCATTAACTGTTACTTTATAAGTTATACTTTTAATTGTCATAGGCTGTGGTCCATCTTGGATAATTTCAATTTGACCCAATTTATCCCAGCCTGTGGCAACTTTTATTTCTTGATCTCCGTTAAATAAAGGAGGTGCTTCATTCATATTATCGTTTAAGCTTCTAGCAGGGATAATAACTTCATTACCTGCCCCATCAATTATTTTACCTCCTAATGTATCTGCAAATCTAACTACTATCTCGTGAATTCTTTTGTCTTTGTGTTGTGATGTTCCTATTATACCACTTAAAGCTAAGGATTCAATAGGCATATTCTTTTGCTTAGAAGAATAAGGCAATCCAATATGGATAATTGATCCTGCACTATCAATTTCTACTTCTCCACCACTAACAATTTTACTTGGTACTGTTGCACCATCTGAATTAATAGCTACTGTTTCGCCCTCTAAATGTCCTAATCCAGTTATATTTTTAATAGCAATAGCCCATTCATTAGGCAGTAATGTTGCACTAGAGAAAGTTTCTATTATACTAACAGTTACATTTTGAGAGTCTGTAAACCCTGTTATTTTTGCTCTGCCTTTACCTATTAATTGGTGAATTTCTTTTCCTATGTCGCCAGATTGGAAAGTGGAAGAGTCCGCTGTAAATGTGTTTCCTGATATAGTTATTGTGCTTGATTTTACCCCATTATAAGTTAATCCAGAATCAACATAAAAACGATTTATATTATCTACTTCATAATTAGGCTCTTGCACTTCTACAAATCTTTTACTTATTCCGTTTACATCTCTTTGGACGACTGTGTAAATTTCGTCATTATCTTCCGCATCACTAACTACCGCTATTGATTCAAAGTTTCCTTGTGTAACATATCTTGACCATGCTTGCACTTCTTGATCTCTTTCTAAAGTTAATCTGGCGATTTGTCCATCTGTTCTCACCGCCCATAAAGACGATAAGGGAATTTGCTGATATTCAAAAGAGGTAATACCTCCATCTGTTATGTGGTCAGCATCAATAGTAATATCAATCCCTTTGTATTTATCAGAATCAATATCGAAAGTAATTAATCTTGCAGTTTTATTGTTCTTCTGCATATAGATAGGAGCTTGCCCTACTAATTCTGGCTGTATATTTGAGCAACCAAAAGAGATTTGCCTCTTTGCGTCTATATCATCTGGTGCTAAAGCTGGACTATTTCTTGAGCTTATTATTCTAAATACTGAACCCGCCGTTCCTACAAATAGAGCTTGATCCGAAAATAACCATCTTATAGGATCGCCCTTCTGTGATGCAATAGTAACTACAAAAGGATCATCAGCATTCGTTCCTACTTCGAAATTTTCATAATCTGCGTTGGATTTAGAAAACCAAACCTTCTGCGGAGCGTTTACACTGCCTGCCAACACCATTCTTTGTTCGTGGAAGGTGATCGCCCCAGCATAGCTTCTAGCATCACTAAACTCTCCTTCCGACCAGTTAAAGCTCGCAGTATTGTGTAGGCTTTGAGGTACATCGTTTTGAGCTACTACTGTCACTACTGTTGAGCTAGTAAACCCAGTTATTTTTACATGAGCAATATCCGTTCCGCTCCTTACTTTCCATAAACCTCCCACATGATCAGAAGTAAAAGGTGTATGACCGCCTGATGCTGTTAAGGTTAATGTTGTACCTTCTGACCATCCGCTACTTGTCAATCTTACTTCGTCCGTTGATATTATATTCTCGTCTATATATGGACCTTTTACTAAATCTACTGGATTTAATGTAAAGTTATTAGATGCTACCCTAATTAATTTTTGAATAGGGTGGTTAGGGTGAACCATGTAAATTACATCACTATCTTGTACGAATTTAATATCAAATAGTTCTGATTCTAAATAAGGATTAGATATTTCTAATGTAACACCTCCACCATCTAAAACCACCCCTTGCCCAGAGAAGAAGCGTAAATAACCTGCTCCTATTTCTATTACATAAGTTTGTACTGTGCTAAATTCAAAGGGAATGAGTCTAGTTTTTTTAGTTGAGTCTTTTACTTCCGCTAGAAATCTAAAACCTTTTCTACGAAATATTGGTCCTTGTGTTAATACGACCCAGTTTTCTAAAGTTTCAGAACCATTAAAGTATCTCTGAAATTGAGTTCTTGAGTTTATTAAGGTGCTTAATTCTCCTGCTGTAAAATTCGTTCTTATCTCTGAAGCTCTAGGCATTATGAAAAAGTTATACCATTAATATTATTGCCAAAATTAAAGCCAGTCACCCTTGAAGCACTAAAAGAATCAGAAGTGTCTGCTATATCATTATCCTCTTGGTTGTCTCTTTCTCTCGCTAGAGATAATGCTTCTATAAAATCTTGTTTAATTCTAGCTGTTCTAGTTTCATCAGAAGTCAAAGAGTAAGCTATCTCATAAGCTAATTTTGAAGAAAAAGCCTCTATGAATAAAGAATCATACTTATTAGGGTCTGTTTCTTTACCAATAAATCTAATATTTACAGTTGGCTCATTTGTAACAAGGAAATTATTTTCTAGTTTAAAATCAATATCATTTTCTACCGAAAGTAATTTTATAAAGATTGGAATTGTTGGTAATATAAATCTGTTTGTGTATTGAAACACAGGAGTGCCAGACGCATCTAAATTTAATGATTGACGGAATATGGCAAAGTTCCAGTTGTGCATTCTTAGAACCTCTAAAAGAACCGTATCATAACTTGCTTTACACAGAGTAGCTTCTGGTGAAGTATCCGTATCAATATTTATTAGAGCTTTAGCTCCTAATTTTCTTAATGCTTTATTACAAATAGAAGTTTTTGAGACGGACATAATAAAAAGGTTGAGGGGGATTTCTCCCCCTGCTTTGTTATAGGGTATATTTTACAATACCTGTTACAGTACCTGATGCGGTTCCAACTGTATTACCAGTTAAAACTATATCAACTAATTTATGAGGATCTTTAGTTAAACCTGCTAATTCCCAAACTTCTTTACCAATATTAGCAATATCAATAGAACCTAATCCATCAATAGAGCCTGCTGAAGCTAAAGAAGTTGTACCTAATAATGCATCAGCATCAATAGCTACGCCGTCATTAATATCATAGAAGCCTAAGAAAAAATCTGTGCCTCCTGTGATAGCATCGTTTTTAATGGTAATGTCTGTTAATACAGCATTAGACGGGATTCTGGCGATTCGATAAGTTGAAGTGTCATCGTCAGTTGCGTTAATTTCTAGGGTATCAATAGAAGTTCTAATAATACCTTTTGAAGTTTTAGCATTTGGCATAATCAAAGTATCTTGATCTAAGCCGTCAAGGTTTATTGAGCCTTTTGTGTTTACAGTAGCCATAATTTTATTTATTTAAGTTTAATATTAAGATTCTGTGCAAGGAATACGAACGATCTTTTCATCCTCTACTCTAGTTGCTCCAATATCTAATTTAAGATATAATGTCTTGGTAAATGATCTTTCGACATTTTCACCAACTTTCATTGTAACATCATTTGCCATTGCGAAGCCTAAAGCGTTTTCAGTATAAAGTAAAACATCTCTATCTCCATTTGAGTCAAGAAGTAATCTTTCTGATAAGATGAAGTTAATATTGTTCCATACACCGATAATGCCTTTATCTAGTACCGCACCCGTTGTAAAGTCCCTATTGATAATTTTATTATCATCTTCTAACTGTCTATGTTGTTTAGCTGTTAAAACACAATATAGCTTCTCATCTGGATCAACATCAGCCGATCTAATGATCTCACGACCATTAAGGATTCTATCAGCAGTTAAACCAGAAGCTGGGGTTGGAACGATTTGACTAGTAGGGAAGTTAACTGCAACATTACCATCTTTACCTTCAAATGCTTTACCAGTTGCGGCGGCGATAATAACATCATCTTTCTTCCTTTTGGCAGCATTTAATAATGCTTTCATATAATCACTTTCTAAACCAGAAATGGTCGATCTAGCGGTATCGAAATCATCAATAAATAAAGAGCCGTGAAAAGGTGCTGGTGTCATCTTTCTTCTTGAATGAATAGGATCTAAATAAGGAGTTTCTGGATTTCTACCAATCTTTTCTTCTAAGTTTAAAGAACCTAGTTTATGAAAAAAGAATTCTTCTGCTTTCACAGATTCTTTTCTTCTTACTGTTCCGTCTAAACGGACATTGTTTTGTTGTACAGCCTGGATAATATCGTCCTTAAACTGTTTTACATGAATTTGATTTTGTGTTGACATTGTTTGAGTCTTTGAAATTAATTAAATAACATTTAAATTGCGATTATTCGCATCTCAATTGCTACCCATCAATTTTCAAAGACTCAAGAGCTACCTTTTACTTATATGGACAATCATCTTAAAGAGAAGAAAAGCTAGAAACTATCCCTAATGATTCTGCTGACTGATCTGCATAAGCAATAGGATATAATTTTGCAAGCTCTCTTTCTTTTGTATTAGGGTCTAAATCTTTAGACATTCTAATTTCATTTATTTTAGTTAAAGCATTTTCTTTTGTCAAGGTTGTTTTTTGACTTCCTATACTTCCTTGTGTTGGTTCTGCAATCTGTTTTCCCACATTGTGCATAATTTTAGCAACTGCAAACTGCCCCTCTGGTGGAAGATTGGCAAAAGCCTCTTGATCGCTCTCTGATGCGAATCTTTGAAAAGTGTTTTCTGCTTCTTTTAGATTATGGTCATAAGCTGATCCCCATTCCTTTTTTAAACCCTCTTGCATTTCAGTAATTTTAGCATCTGATTCTGCTTGCATATTATTTAATAACTCGCTTTCTTTACCTGTAAAGGTTTCTACTAGCTGTTTAAATGCTTCTGGTTTTACTCCTAATTCAATCGCTTTCTCTTTTATAGGGTTTAGTATATCTTCATTAGCATTGTAATTCTCTGGTAATTCATAAGAATAATCTTCTGGTGAAAAAGTCTCTGGCTCTTTAGGTGATCCTAGTTTCTTTTCTAGGTTTATATAGCTTTTTGCTAGTCCATTTATATCTTTAAAGTTAGATAATGATTTTGAATTTTTTATTTCTTCATCTGTTATCTGGTCAATAAAACTTGTTTCATTAACTGTTTCATTGTTTGTTTCAACTGGTGCAGTCTCTACGCTTTCTGTATTTTCTATTTGGTCGGTCATAGTAAATTAATTGTTTGTTATTTCCTCTCTAACTCTAGAAAGGATATAATTATATAATTCTCTTCCTCCATCACGAAGTAGGGAATCAGTAGTGGTATCTTCTGACCTTTGAGAAAAGGGGGTTGTTTCTAATATTACTCTTTGTAAGTTTTCTAAAACAATCTTTCCGTTTTCTGTTTCAAATACTTGTTTAAATATTTTATTTAACTCCTCTTCGGTCATATTAGTTGTGATTGTTTCGCTTTGCTGGCAGTTTCCACCGCTTGAGCCTCTTGTTCTAATTGTTGTTGCTCTTGGGCTTGTGCCTGCCGTTGCTCTCTTTTCCGCTTTACTAAAACAGGATTTTTAATTATATCTGGATCAATTCCTAAAATATCTGCTGACTTACTAACTACTTTGTCAAAATCAATATTATCTAATATCTCTGGGTTTACTTGTGCAAGATTCATAACTCCTGCTAGTAGTTTTTCAATAGATGCTGATTCGCTTAATTTTTGCGATTGAGTAATTGGGTTCTGATAATTAATCTTTAATTCTGGGTTCTCTAATAATGCTTGTGGGATTTCTTTGTCAAATAAAGTATTATCTTTGATTATGAATTGACCATCTGCATTTCTCATATAGATTTTATTAAATAGAATATCAAAAGTTCTAGTTAATATCTGCTCTGTGTAATCTACGATACCAAAAATAAAGTCACCCATTATTCTAAATGTTTCTGCTCTTAGTTCTAAAATTTGCGTTGCTGTTGCTCTTGGATCATCAAAGATTTTTAACTTATCTAAGAAAAATATCTCCCTTATATTTTGTTCTTTTCTTTGGATTAAGTCTTGGGTTAATGGGATATTACCAATAGTTAGAATTTGCTCAATAGGTGCCCTTCCTGCTTGTAATGCCTTTGCATCTGGTCTATTTAATGCACCAGGTTTTAAATTAATCCTTTTAGAATAAGTTGCATTAACATTTAAAGGGGGTTTTAAAGATAATTCTGTCGCCTCATTTATTTGTCTTGACATTTGGTTTATCTGCCTACCATCTGCTAAGGCTATCATACCCCTAGAAGTACCATAAATCTCTCCTGTTGCTTTCTCACTTCTTCCAATAGCCACTGGCATAGAGTCATAACCCAACTCTTCAATTATTACTTGGTGTTTTTCATCTATCCAGAAGCCTGATATCTCTTTATTTAATTTATCTATTTTACTTTTATCTCTTTCTTCTCTTGGGAATATATGTAATTGTACTGGAAATTCTGTGAAAGGGTCTTTATCAAAAGCTTTTTTTACTTTTTCGTGGACATTTTCTTCTTCCCATTTTTGGATCATTTGTTTTGCAGTCATTTTATCTTTAATAACTACATAATCAACATCCCCTTCGTCATTTTCAGCAATTAAGAAGTTTTTGATATTTAAAGTGTGGTATTTAATAGGTGATTCCTTACCCTCTTCTATAAATGTTGCTATTGTTCCAAATACTATATCATCTGCCACCGCTTCACTTAAAGCTCTTTCAAAGCCTGTTTTGGGGTCAAACATAGTTTTTAGAATCATATTAGTAAATTCACTTATCCAGTCTTTTACTTCTTGATCTTCGTTTATATCTTCTGATTTAGCTGTTATTGATATAGGTTTGATTGATCTGTTAAAGAATACACCAATAATAATTGATTTTAATTGATGAACAAAGTTAATTGGTGCGGATTCAAAAAGTCTTGTTATATTTTCCTTATCACCTTTTGACCTGTCAATAGTTATGTTAGCCTTTGTTGGTCTGAATATATCAGCCACATCTTGCCATTCTTCTTCAAAGTTTGATCTTTCGCCAGATAGTGAGTCCGCTTTTCTAATTAATTCTTTTGCGTTAGTCATTAGCCTCCTAAAGTTTGTCTAAATATATTCTGCTTTAAAGGTTGTCCAGCAAAGATCGTTCTACGCCTTGCTTTTGCTTTTTGTTTTCTTACTGACTCTTGAGCTATCTCTGTCTTCTCTTCTTGTTCTTGGAGTTTCTGTGCTACTTCTGCTTCTTGCTCTAATCTAGTTGCTGTTGCGTTTGCTCTTTCTCTTGCTTGCTTTTTCTTTCTTTTTACTCCTTCTGCTATCATACCTGGTAAGGTTAAATTGGCTACCTGCCTAATTACATTACTACCGCCCATAATTAAAATATTAAGTTAAATAACTACCATTATAGAAAAACTTGTTTTATTGTCAAGTTATAGCGTAGTCTGATTGATTCTTATTTTGTAAGAAGTTCTTTTCGTCTATTCCTACTGCTAAATATCTAAAAGCATCAGCCCCATTACTTGACCAATCATGAAGAGGTTTGTCTTTGAAGCAGTTTCTTATTTCGTCAAATTGCTTCTTGTAATTTTGTAATGCTAATAATCCTTTTTTGCATTTAGTTTCGTCAAATATACATTTATGAAATATCGCCCTTACAGCGTTAATTCCGTCTGCAACAGGAATATTCGGCACTACATCAAATGCTATACCTAAATCCCATGCTATATCATACCTAGAGCGACCACTTGTAAACTCTCTAACTCTTATATCGTGTGGGGCATTGTGATTTCCGTAAATATAAGGCTTTTCTTTTAGCTCTTTAATGTAACTGTCTAAACCTCTTCCACTATCTTCTAAATAATCTATTATTCTTATTTCGTTTCCGTATTGCTGTGTGAACCATATAGCCGTTGTATCATTAACCCCTAAATCCCACCAAGTATCCACTAATAGATTTGGTTCGTAAGGTAAATTGGTAATCCTTTTGTCTTCCTTGGCTTTACTCATTTGTGATGAATAATAAGCTCCCTCTATAGCACTATTAAAACTACAGTAATATTCTTGATTGAATAAGTCTAATGTCTTTCCTCTTTGTATAAATTCTTGTTTGATCTGCTCTATTTGCTCTTTTGTAAACTCGTGCTGCCCCATTGTGTCGTCAACGGTCAATATTTGAGAAAACCATTTCTTATTCTGTTTAGCCATTTCAAACAGCTCATAAGAATGATTATGCCCTTTTGGTGTGAAATTAAACAAAGCCCAACCACCAGTTGCCATAAGCATTGGTTGAATTACCTCCCAAGCACTAGGGCGTTGTTCTGCATACTCTGAAAATACAGCTCCCTTAATACCAGCACCCCTTAAAGCATCTACATTATCAGAGCCTACTATTTGATAGACTGAACCGTTGTAAAATTCGATCTTCATTTCTTGGTTGTTCTGGCGTTTGATTAGTTCTTTTGGTATATAGTCAAGATATTTACGACCATTGACATCTGATTCACTCCATATTGCTTTCTTACCTTGATTGTATGTAGGGAAAATATGCCAGTAAGTGCCAGGTGTTCCAGTTAAAGCATAAAGGATTATAAGATTAAGACCAAAAAGATCTTTTCCCGCTCTTCTATGCCATACATAGATTGCCCTTTTATAACCTTCTACAGTTACCGCATCCCATAAAGGCTGTTGATAATCCCTTAATTGATAATTATAGGGAAGTGTTATGTCCATTTAATAGTCGAAAGTTTGTATTTCTTCTATTGTAGTTAATAAATTTAATTCGTCAAGTTTTGATTGTTTTTCTGGATCTGAATATTTGTTGTTAATGCCGTCAGTCTTAGCCTCTATCATTTGTGTTGCCTGCCTAGGGTGTAAGTTAAATTCCATTTATATTATTTTACTATTTATAATTTATTTATAATATCTTAAGCTTTGTAATTTAATAAACAATTTACCAGCTTGCTTTCTTGCTGATAGTCTTAATTTCTCCCTCGCCTCTTCCGTGTTATTCTCATTCTCTACCTCTAGGAAGTCATTAAATAATGACTGTAATTCTTCTGGTAATATAGTTTTGCTGTTTTCTACAATTTCGAGGGTTAAGAAATACATTAGTAATATAAATTTATGTCCATGTATGTTGTTTTTTAACATATCCATTATTCCACAATCAATATTTAGCTTGGCTATTCTATTATTGATCTTATTTAGCTCTTTTGGGCTACTAGGTTTTAATATGCCTTGAATATACTTTTCTATTATACTTTTCCTATCTTCAAAGCCGCTTATTGCTTCATATTTTACAACAAAGTATAGTTGAATAAATATAAATGCTTGCTCTATTCTTCTTCGTTCTGACGACTTATTTTTTATATCTACTATTTTCATATACTTAACCTAATATCATTTCATTAATAGCAATCTGCACTTCCTCGCTTTGTTGTTCTTGTATTGTTTTCATGGTTTATTTGTGTGTTATCGTGTATTCTCCGTCTTTGTAGTTAATGTTGATTTCTAACTCTTTTATCTACTTTTGCCATTATTTCAGGTTTTAATAAATTTCTTACAATGTTTCTTTCCTCCTCTATTGTATTTGATTTTCTTTTTAAAATATTTTGAAAAGTTGATTCTATATTTTTTGGTGTAGGCTCTAAATTATTATTTACCATCTCTAAAGCAATTCTATATTGCATTTGCTTTCCTTCTGGGGTTAATTTATTATTTAAGTTAGTCATAATTAGTTTGATTTGAATTGATTACTCCTTTAGTTTACCAAGTGAGTTTCTAATTGTCAAGTAAATTATTTGAGTTAGTTAATATAAATATTATGAATTTCTTTTCTTAATCCATTAAATATATCTCTAAATTTTGAATACTGTTCTTTGTCAGGAATAGCGGACACATATTTACAGCTTAATTCTTTCTTATTAATATCCCATATAATACGAGCCTTATCAACTCCTACAGCAAAAAATCTATTTGGGTATTTTCTCCATTGCGTTAATATCCCACTTTCTACAAGCTTTAAAATTTGATGAGGTATTTTTTTATTGATAGATTCACAATAATTAATCTTACACTCTTCTTTTTCTATAGCTCTTTCCGTTTTTTCAATTTCCTTTTTTTGGTTACGGATTGCGTCCTCTTGTTTATCCCATCTTCTGAGCGTACTAGCTCCATTTCTTTTGTCGTTCATAGGTTGACCGTTACCCCTTCTTACATCGTCAAAATGAGTATCAAACCTTTGATCTAATATTTTATTCTTTTTTTCTAAAGAGTTTTTTAATATTGTTAGTTTATTAGTCATAATATTATTGATTAAATTTGATTACCTCTTAATATTAGCAACTCACTTTCTAATTGTCAAGTAAATAATTAATGAATTATTTTTGGTCTCCACCGCGTGTGCAATGTTGCCTAATCCTTGATCTGTGGGGGTTTATTTTTTTGGAGTTTTTGGCTTGAAATCAATCAATTTAATGATTTCTTTGTTGATCTTTTTGTATTCTTCAAGATCTAGTGATGGGAAGATGGGTAATAGCTCATTGATTAAGCCTTTTATGATTAACTTCTTGTCTTCTAGCTTCAATAATGCTTCTAACGTTGTTGGTGATACTCTTTTAGTTATTGCTTTGCTTGTTAGTAGTTCCATTATTTAACTGGTGAATTAGTGTAAACATTGATGATTTTATCGTTACCATCTCTCTCCTTGTTGGTGTATAAGTCTTTATTGTTGTTACAAAGGTCAAATATGATCCCTGCTGTAGCCTTGCCCTCATTCAGTCTTTCTACCTTGTCCGCTAGCACTACTGATCTAGCTTTTTCAATAGCAGGGAAAAACTTCTCTTTTTTCTGGTAATTTCTTAAAGTCCAAACACTACAATCTAAAAATACTGCCAACCTTTCTAGAGTCATTGGCTTTTCTTTCTTTTCTGACCATTCGTAATATTCATTTATCTTTTTTTGTAGCTCTTCTGCTGATTCAAATAGTAATGGTCTACCCCCTAAATCTTTTACTTCTTCGGTCATTTATTTAAGATATTAATTGAAATAGTTCTATTGTATATCTTTAGTCTTTATTGTCAAGATTTTATACCTAGTTCAGTTTTTACCTTCTCAATATTACTTTCTATAGTTTTTATTATTTTCTACCTTCCGCCTTATACTCAAATACATCTGATAAATCTAGCTTGAAGCTGTTTATATTCTGGATAAATAGCATTTTAAATGTATCTATACCCTTTTTTCTTTTTAGAAATCTGGCTTTAGCTTTTTCAATTAACCCCTTCTGCTTTTCGCTTATGGTGAAGTTGTGTTTTCTTGTGTAGGTTTTTATGTATTGTTCTAGTCTGGTCATTTTAGAATGGAATTTCCGAAAGGTTATCATCTTCTTGTTGTTGATTTCCTTTGTTAATATTCTGGTCGCTTTCTCTCTTATCTAGTAATTCTACTTTATTTAAAAGAATACTAGTATAATATCGTTCTATCCCTTTCTTGTCAACGCTTTTCTTAGTTTGAAGGCTTCCCTCAATATAGACTTTAGAGCCTTTTTTAAGGTACTTAACAAATCCAACGCTGTTAAATGCTTTTATGTTGTGCCATTCAGTCTTGCTTTGCTTTTCGCCTGTGTTTTTATCTTTCCAGTACTCATTAGTGGCAATGGAAAATTCTCCAACCTCTTTGCCGTTGTTTAAGTTTGAAAACTTAGGGTCTTGCCCTAGTGATCCTATTAATATTACTTTGTTTACCATAATTAATATTTAATTGTTAAATGTTTGATCCTACCATTGGCGATTGCCTTAATAATGACTTTGTATTGATCTGTTGTTATTTCTTCTTCCAAATCCATCAAATCTGACAAAATATCATTGTGTATTGTTCGCTTGTGTTCTTTTTCACATTGAACTTCTTGCTTGTAGTCTAAAATATTTTGCTCGTTTTCTTCTTTTAGTCGCTTTTCTTCCTCAATTTTCCTCCTCTCATCTCTTCTAGCTCTTTCTTCTGCTTCTTTTACAAGTTGCTCTTCTCTTTCTTTTTTAGTTTTTTCTTCTGCTTCGATTCTTTCTTGCTCTTCTTTTTCAAATTTGATTAATTCATTTTCTAAGAAGTTTTTAGATTGTTCAACTAATGCAGTAGCTTCTTCTTCAAAGGCTAACCAAGAATAATTGTTTAAATCATTTAAGTCTTGTAATTTACTTTTGCAAGAATGTATATCTAAACTAGGGATGAATAATTTATTTTTAATAGCTTTGATTTTATCTTCTCGCTCTTTTAATGGGAATAGTTTTTCATCAACTATTTTTTCAAGTGTAAGCTTTATATTGCTTCTAGTTTTAGCTATCTTCTTACCCTCTTCCTCTAACGGATCACAAAAAGATTTAAATTCTTTGATAAATTTATTAGCATTTTTCTTAAAGTCTTTAGCTTGACTGATATCATCTTCTTTTGTGAAGTCAAAGACTATATTATTTAGGTCGTTGATTTGATTTAATAACTTATCAACATTATCTTGCTTAATAATATCTCCCCTTTCTTTTGGTAATTCTGGTAATATTAGTTTATTTGTCATAATTATTTGATTAATTGATTACTCTTTTATTTTAAAACTTATTATTTATAAATCAAGCTTCTTTTTACTGTTATTTTACCACCTACAATATGGATTTCGTCACCTATTTCAATTGACATATCCTCTATTTTTATATAAGCGTGTTTATATCCTGTTCGATCATGGGTGCTAATGTTTTTATAAGGCAGTTCGTCAATTCTATTCTGTGATAAGTTTTGCTTTAATATTTTAGCTTTTATATCCATTTTTTCGTTAATGAATTTAGTTATTAACCCTATGTTTTTAGGGTTTAGTCTTATTGGAAATTCTATATTGTTCATAATTATTTTATATTCCAGATTTGTAAAGGTAAATAC